ATTAACAATCCAAAACCTTTTGTTAAATCTACAAACTTCGAAGCTATACCTAAGAAAAAGGGAAACAGCATTAAAATTAAACCATTAAGGACATTTGAAACAAAATCCAGTAATCCTTCAAATTTCGACCGTTTACGATCCTCTGATTTTTCTTTTTCTTTGCCTTTACCTTTTTCTCTATCAGCTTCGGCTTGCTCAAGAGCATTGCTGCCCGATTCGCGCAAAGCCACTACGTCCTCGCTGATGTCCATCAGTATAGAAGCGATGTTAGTTAGTATTTTTGCAGCGACAGGATCTGTAGATTCAGATACATTTTTTTTGTCATCTGTTTCGCGTTTTAATACATCTTTTTCAGCTTCTGCAAAAGCAGCTTCTTTGGTTGTTCCAGGTTTTTCTTCAATGATACGCGCAGCTCTTTTTTTCGTGAGCATTTCAGTAAAACGATTTTTGGTAGTTACAGTTTGAGTAGCGTATTGCCCTGTTTCAGAATCTCTTTGGAGCTTTTTGTATTCGGCTGACTTCTTCCATTCATCAACCATAGTTTTCGCGACGATTTCTTTCGCTTCGTCTTCGCTCAATATTTGTGGTGGCTGAGCTGCAGCCATCATAGAGATTAGCTGTTTGGCTTTCTTCGAGATCCAGTTTTCATACAGTCGTTTGTACTTTTCGCTTTTGTCCGCCACTATTATCTCCTACGGGCTGCTTGGCTTTTCATCTTGGAATTTTCGTTTTCAATACGTTCTTTTTCTTTCTTTAGATACTCAATTAACATTTGAACGTAGATATCTCGTTCGAATGGTAACCACTCCTCTATGTCAGATAAAGAGTAATTGTGATGTTGCATCAATGCAAAGTTAGTTTGATAATAGTTCGACAGGTTGTTGTAGCCTGTCGTTATCCGAAAAAACTTTGCATACCTTCTAATTTGTGTTTTACTACTGTTCCGTCTTTACGTTTGTATTCTACGTCGCCATATACTTTTGGCAATGTTTCAAAGAATTGTTGTAGTTTCATTAATTCTTTTGAACCCAAAGAAAGAATAAAATCGTCAAGCTCAGAAGTAGTGTAGTTATCCGCTTCGAATACTTCATCGCCAGTGATAATTTGGTCTAAACAGATTCTGACAATGGTTAGCATATCTGAAGAATCAACAGATCCATCTGACTTTGTTTTAAGTTCCACCAATGCACCATAAGTAGGATATCTTAATTTTACAGTAATACCATCAGAAAGAGTAATTAAATTATCTTTCTTTTGTTCTGAGATCTTGACGTTATCCAAGTCATATTTGACTGGATAGGTATTTCCATCTTCGTCTTTTATTTGTAAATCTACAACGTTGGAAACTGACTTCGCGCGAAGCATTAAGAAAATATATTCTAAATCGAAGTAAGCTAGTTTATCGACATCGATTGTATCTAAGATACAATTATTGATGATTTGACGATATACATTGACGATATCTTTATTGTCGTTGCTTTCTTTAGCAATCATCAACAGCTTTTCTTCTGCTACAGTGAATGGGCGATATTTCACGCTTTTCTTGTTAGAAGGAATTTCCATTGTAAAGATTGGTTGTTTAATTTTGGGTAACATTATATTTCACCTTTGATAATAATTATTGAGTAGGGGTTCGAGTATTAACAGGCTGTTGACCATCAATCTCTAAGATATTTAGTTGTTCACCAACAGGTTTTGAAGCGATACTCTTCGCCACAGCTCCAAGTAGTTTATCTTGCTTACTTACTTTTTCTTCTTGTTCGTCCTCTGAGTCTTTTTTGGCTTTATCATATACAGGAGAAAGTGGATTTGGGTCACCTGCATATCCAGGAGCAACTGAATCATCGTCATTGGCAACCTCTCCTATTTTAGTAACAACGCCAGTGAACGAAAATTGAACTTCGATTCTAGCTATATCATCTTGGTTCCACGCGGTCTGTAGTTCATTTATTCTAGTAGGATATACACCATACATTGTAGATTTGATCAGTTGATTTGAATTAAAATTGTGAGTTATGACACTCATTTCTGTTGTATATGTGTTTCTGTACGCCACCTGACCAGGTTTTAATAATCGACCAGCACCAGGAGAATGTAAATCAATATTTGGCATACCGACTACTTGTTGTAACCAATAATAGAATATCTTTAATGGAAGTGCATCCGATGCTCGGATATAGAAATCCATAGAAATCATATCTTCGTATACTGCAGAATATGGAGTTAAGAACGTGGCACCTGCATAACCATATTTGTTTATTCTTTCAGTCATGACGCCCATAGAAGGATGTCTCGCTGCATTACAGAGAAATGTCAGATCCTTTAATTCCTGGTTATAAATTCCATTTAGACAAGGTGGTGGCTGAATAGTAGCAATAAAATTGGCAGTAGAAACAATGTCAGAAAAATTAGCATTGAAATCTTTTATATTAAACCCAGCCATTAGATTTTACTCCTACTTTCTTGCCATACTTTTTCTTTTGTGGATTTTCTAAATTGTTCTGATGGCAAGAACATGGTCATGTTCCATTCTTCCTGTGGAACAATGATGAATGGAGAACGAACTTGTTTATACAAATAATGCTTAAAGCATGGTTTGAACCATCTAAATCTTGCTGCTTTCTTTAGTAGGGTATATGTTACTCTAACTCTTGTTAGTTCAATAGCAGAAATGTTCTTTAGTTCGCTTTTTGTTTGTAACTCTAATAGACTATCGTATAGTTTCGCGCGGAGAATTGGTGGCAAATAATGCATGTTTAGACCATAGAAGCCATCAGTTTCAAAATCAACAGGAAACACTAAAGGAAATCTGTCGTAGTAAGGAAGTTCTTTTTTTCCCTTTGGATCGTATAAAAACATGTATAATCTACCAATACGAACTATCTTTTTCTTTCGTTCTGCTTCGTTGATAAATCTAACAGGACGAACATCTTCTTTATTAATCTGAGCATATTTTTGTATTAGCCAAGAACTAGCCTTTTCGGTGAACTTCGTTAATGTTACACCGCTTTTGGTAGCTTCTTCAACCATTTTATTGTAAATGTATGCTGGCATTAGCTGTTTAATTCCTTCTCTGTTATAATTTGAAACTTCCAGCCACGATCTTTACAGTATTCTTCGGCAGCTTTCCATTTCGATTGATTCTTGCCCCAAGTCATCACTTCGTTGATATAGCGTCTAGTTCTTCTCTGCTGTTTCTTGGGTTCGCGAGTCTGAGCCAATGGCTTAATCTCAACGAGGATACTTTCTATTTTACCATCTGGCGTTCTTTTCTTAAACCAGAAGTCCACGAAGTATCGATGCATTTTATTGTCTGTAACACAGCGATATGGTACTACAACTTCTTCTGAGTTCCATTCAATTATGTCTGAGTGAGTATCAAGGAAGTTCATAAACTTTAGTTCTAAACTTGACCTATAAATAACTCTGGTCGGGTCACCCTTATATTTAGCTGGGTTCTTGACCTTGTATCTTCCTTTCCATGCCATTTTATCGCCTAAATAAAGAGTACATTCAACAAGGTATTTATATGCCAAGAACAGAAACCCCAAGAGAAGTAATAAATACGTCAAAAAAGAATCAGACTGATTCTACTGGTGCTGCTATACGATATCCGCTTGATATCGACAAAGCGCATGTTAAAGTATTTCTCACCCCTTATTTGGTGAAACGATCTCCTGAAGAAAAAGCTGCTGTCAATAATACTGCAAGACAATATGAGACAGATGCGCCAGAAGATGCGGCAGCTGTTTCAAAATCAGGTTCTGGGATTCGTGTAACTTCTGACTTATTGACTGGTGGAACTAGAGCTGTGCCTACGGTAAGTTCAACGGTAGTTGCTGGACAAACGATAATTTTGCCTGTTCCAGAACAAATACAAGACAAATTAAGTATTTCTTACTCTGCTATGGATCTTGGTGTTTCTGCTGCTATGTTTCAGGCTGGCCAAGATTTAGGAACCCAAGATTCCGCGCCTGCAATGAAAGGCATGGGCGCATATATTGGACGAAACGCTGTTGCGCAATTCAGCCAGGAACTTGGCGCGATCTTTAGTTTATTATCGTCAAACGTACCAAATCCATATTCAACTCTTTTGTTCAAAAACGTAGAGCAAAGAAACTTTGACTTCTCGTATACATTTTCCCCAACCAGTAATGACGAAAGTAGAGAGTTAAGAAGACTTATCAATAGTTTAAGATATCTTTCTCTCCCTCGCGAAGATGGATACTTCTTAGAGTTTCCGCATGAATTTGAACTATCTTTCGTTGGAACAGATTATTTGTTTGCTATGTCTCGTGGATATATTACAGACTTACAGGCATCATATGGTTCTTCTGGCGGTATAGCTTTTTTTGACGAAACTTCGGCGCCACAAATGGTGAAGGTATCTTTTACATTTAGAGAGATTTATCCTTTGAACAAAACACTAATCGATTTGAGTAACTCTGCTTCAATGAAACCTGGAGTTGAGGGTAATTTCGGCGAACAAGTAGACACTCAAATTTCGCGTCAAAGAAAAATAAATCAAGCAGAAGAAGCAGAAAATCGAGCAAGAGAAGAAGCAGCTAAAAAAGCAGATTTAGCAGGATTCGATCCAAAAACCGTAAACAATCCGAAGGTCTAACATGTCAAGACAATATTTTAAGAACTTTCCTATTGTTAATTATAATGGTATTTCTCTCAGAAATATCATGTTAAAATCTTCTTTTATTAGAGAAATATTATTATCTTCTTCTCTTTACGACTATACAGTTCCAGAAGGAGAGCGTATAACCACAGTAGCATATGACTATTATGGTTCAGTAGACTATGCTTGGTTAATTATGATTTCTAATCAACTTATAGATCCATATTTTCAATGGCCAATGACAGATAGAGAATTTGAATCATATATTACTGCAAAGTATGGTTCTGTTGATGCAGCCAGAGGATATTACCAAGGAAATTCTAATGGAACGATTTCTACCAACGGATCTACTGTTACTGGTGTTGGTACAGCGTTTGCTGAAAGGTTTAGTATCGGAGATTATGTCAAAGCAAACAGAAGTGGAACTACAACTTCTGACGATTATCGAAAAGTAACAGCGATAGCAAATAATACTTCTATGACTATTTCTTCTGGATATTCTACTAATCTTGTTGCAAATACCTTTCAGACAACGAAAGGTATTGCAGAATACGCACTAGATCCTGACGATGACACCAGCTTCGCGATAAGCGTTGAAACATACATTTATGCTTATACCGATCCATTCTTTCCGATAAGTAATTATGAGAAAGAATTTAGACTAAACGAACAAAGAAGAGATATAAAACTAGTCGATCGTCAGTTCGCTCCTAGAATCGCAGTAGAATTAGAAAAGTCATTAAACAACTAATATGATATTATCAAACAAAAATACCGTCAACCAGTATTTTTTTGACGCTGTCTTGCGAAGAAAGAATAGTAATCCTGGTGAAACATTAGAGTATAGCTTAAAAAGTTATCTTACGACGCTGAGTATTACTCAAGCACTTTCTATGAAAAGTATGGTTTTGAACACCGTTATGTCAGATGGCGGTGGATTATTTGACAAAGGATTAATGTCTTTGGGAGATGAGATCGAAATTACTATTTTTGCAAACGAAACTGATAGTTTTAAGTTTATAGAGTCGTTTCTAATAACAGAAATTAGCAATGTAGAACAATTTGGTAATACCAAAAGAAAAGTCATGGATATTAAAGCTGTAACAAAAGCAAAATATATTAGCAAAAGTATTTTTGTAAGCAAAACTTTGAAAGGTAAAACTTCTGATATCGCAAAAATAATCTATACAGAGTTTTTGAAAATTCCTGAATCAGAGTTAGAAATAGAAGAAACTACTGGCGACACGAACATTATTTTTTCTAAAACTACCCCAACAAACGCGCTCTCAGAACTAACAGCAAAAAGTATATCTGCTAATCTTACTTACAAAGATAATTTGTTTTTTGCGTACGAAACTGCGAAAGGACATAAGTTCAAATCTACAAGAAAGATGATAGAAACAGCGAATACCCACACGTATTTTCAGCATCCATCTAAATCTCCTACTGATACTGACGCTGATGCAAATAGAATTCTTAATTTTGAACAGCCAGTTTCTGGCGACAGACAAAGACTTCTCGAAAGCGGTGTGTTAAACAACGAAGTAATCTCGTTTAATTTTATCGATAGAACTATAAATTCTTCTGGGTTTTCTTATGCAAGAGATAAAGAAAAAGTTAATCTATTTGGAAAGTTTGCTCCGTTTGATTATGAAGGCATCGAACAACAGACCTCTGATTATACTACAACTGGTTCCTCTATAGACAATGCATTTTTTGTAAAGTATGTCTGCGACGACCAATCATATCAAAGAACAGATAATAGAGCAACAAAAGATCCAGTCGCTAAAGCTCAGATAGAGGCATTGAGACAAAATTCTATTACTATTAAAATTCATGGAAACCACCACATCATTCCTGGTGATATTTTAGTTGCAGAAATTCCATCTAAATATTTGAGCAGTGTGTCAGAATATGATGCTCGTATTGATGGTAGATATCTTATTGCTGGTGTTAGACATGATATCGGTGTTGGTACTGCATTTGATACTGTTCTAGATCTTTATAAAGACGCTAACGAAATCGAAGTTGAAAATAGAACTTCAAATCTTGATAAACCAAAACCTCCTTCTTCAAACGCAGAATATAGATTTGAATTAACGCAAGGAAATGGTCAGGGCGCACAAGCATTTGATGAATATTTGAAAACAAACAAACTAACGATTGCTAAAGGCGCAGGATCATGAGAGACAATATAGAAAATCAGCCATTTGGTAATTTTATTTGGTTTATGGGTGTTGTCGAGGATATCGACGATCCATTAAAAATTAATCGTGTTCGCGTAAGATGTATTGGTTTCCATTCAGATAACAGAAGTGAAGTTGCTACAGAAGATCTGCCGTGGGCACCGATGATGAACTCTACCACCAACATGTCTGCGCCTGTATTAAATCAGGGAGATTGGGTTGTAGGGTTTTTCATCGATGGCGCTAAAGCCCAACAGCCAGTCGTGCTCGGCTCGATAACTGGTATCCCAACACAGGCTCCAGATCCAAACAAAGGATTTAGTGACCCAGATGGTATATTTCCTAGATCTGGACAAATATCAAATGGAACTAATTCTCCGCTCGCGCGAGGAGAATTGGGAATTCCTACAGGAATTACACCAGCGATAGTTCCGCCACCAGTAGAATCTCCTTCTACCACCACACCAGAGCCACCATCAGAGGAACCACCACCTGCAACTAATCCTTCAACTGGAACAAAAACATATACACCGACAAAAGGTGCAGTTGCTAATCTAATTGGTAAGAACGAAAGTAATAATAGTTACACGATTTATAATACTGGCACTAAAACTAAGCCAATGAAAGTATACAATCGAGATTTTTCAAAGTATACTGTGAGACAGCATATCGCAAATAAAAATACATCTGGTAATGGACCAGATCGCGTGTTTGCTCTCGGTAGATATCAAATTATTCCTACTACAACTGAAGGCTCATATAAGAAAGCTGGACTAACGCTTGACTCTGTGTTATCCCCACAAAATCAAGATCTTTTATTCTATAAAGCACTTCTTCCTTCTGCTGCGATTCGTTATATCAATAAGCAATCTGATGATATAGATGCAGCTGTTGTAGCAATTGCAAAAGTTTGGGCTTCCGTTGGTGTTCCTTATCCGATGAAGGGCGCACACCGTATGCTAAAGAAAGATGAAACATATTATGCAGGCGACGGAACTAATAAAGCTCATACGACATCAGCACAAATGAAAGAAGCACTGCGTCAAGAACGTGGTGGTGAGATCCCTATTCATGAAGCAGATTATACAGAAATCGTAACTGATGAATCAGGCAATGTGGTCGAGGTTTCGGCGCCATTTGCCGCAACACCCACAAGACAAAATGACGAAGACGCTATTACTTATGCGCGTAGAACAACAGTCGCAGATGTTAAAACTGCATCTGGATTGAGTTGGAATGAACCTGTATCTCAATACGCTGCTTCATATCCTAAGAATCATGTTATGGAAACCGCAGGTGGACATGTACTAGAATTCGATGATACAGATGGCTCAGAACGAATTAACATATTTCATAAAAATGGTTCGTTTATCGAAATGTACCCTGACGGCAGAGTAGTGTTTCGTTCTAGAGGTTCAATGAATCAAGTTACATACGGCGATGGAAACATCTATGTTCGAGGAAATTATAATGTTACTGCTACTGGTGATGTAAATATACTTTCTAACAAAGCCACGAATATTTCTACAGTCGGAGATGTGAACTGGAAAGTTGGTGGAAACTTCAATCTTGACGTGCAGGGTGAAGCCAAATTAATCAGTGGCAAGATGTTCTTAGAAGGATCCGAACTCAGAATAAACGAAGGCACAGCTGGCATAGGTGCACCCGAACCTTCATCTGCTGTTGAAGGAGCTGGATCTTCTGAATATGCAGGAGATGGAGAATTCATTGGAGAAAATACATTAGAAAATGCATATGGCGAACAATCTGCTGCCACAGTACAGGATGAAACTGCTCCAGATGGTAAACCAGTTGCAGGCGGATCTGTTGATACTAAACTAACAGATTATGGAGTTAGTGGTTCAAATATTGATTATAGCAAGAAGATTTCTAAGTATTATACTCTGTATGATTTAACTAATGGTACTTTATTTAGAGGTGGAAACAAAGCTAAGTGTACAATTCAAGCCGTACGAGGAGTTTCAGTAGATCAACAAATTAAAAATCTGTCTGCGCTCGCCCAAGTAATTCTTGATAAATTAAGGGATGCAGGATTGAAATTCTCAATTAATCAGGCATATAGAAATAGTGACCTCACCAAAAAAATATCAACAAGCGATCACGTAATAGGATGTGCAGTAGATATTAATGCACAGGGTGGATTGACTGCTAAACAATTTGCAGAAAAAGCATATGCGATAGTTGGTGAGACTTCTAAACAGTTCTTGTTAGAATATTATGAAGGAGGTTCTGGTCCTGGATGGGTACATATAGCATATAATCCAAATGGACAGAAATCTGGTCTTCGCGTGGCTTCTGTTACGACCAACGGTGGTTCTGGATTTGTAAGAAAAGTTGTTGGTTCTAATTTTGTTGATTTGAGGAAATAATAATGCCAGTAAAAAATCCAGGTTCATATCCTACTAGTTCGGATGTATTCTATTCTAAGAATGTGTTCATCAACGGCATCGAAGTTGCGCTCTGGAACGCACCAGCAAAAGGACCAAAGGGTTCTTCTGGTGGCGCTGCTGCGGGTGGCGTCAGCGCACAACAAGATCAAAATAGCACAACTGCTACTTCTGTTGAACAGCCTGCTACTGAGTCTGCTGCTGAAACTACACCACCAACCATTGCACCATTACCACCGCCAGTAGAACCGCCAAACTCTGGGCTTTCTGGCCAAGCTACAAGCGAAACAACTGTTGTTGTTCCGCCACAAACACCAGAAGCAAACGTTGCTCTATCGCAAGAAACATTAGCGACATACTCTGCAACTGTAGCTTCATTCGTGGCAAACCCAGATTCATATAGAATGCAATTAACAAATGCTCTATCGGGTAACATTAAATCTTGTTTTCCTGGAACTCTAAAAAACTTGAGCCTAGATCCTTTAGTTTCTATTGCTCCAAAACAAGAATTGTTGCCGCTGATAAACGCTCTCACTGTATTGACTGACGAAGGCTTACAAGGATCATGGAAAGAAACAGGAACACAAGGATTCCAAAGCAATCGTAATATCATCGGATTGTTTGCAGATTTAGGTTATGATACCAGTGTTGCTCCATTTAATTCAGACCAAACACCTTGGTCTATGGCTCTAGTCAACTGGACATTAAAGCGTACAGGATACCGATATACACAAGCGATAGATGCTTTTGATATTAAGAATAGAACTTCTGACTTTGGTGCGACCGAAGTAGCGTTGGTCGACGCTATTGCTGGAGATATAGCAGTTTGGGATTTCGGTCACGTAAACTTCGTGAAAGAAAAACGTCAGGATGGAAAACTAACATTTATCGGTGGATGCCAAGCGCAACCTTCTGAGCCAAACGTAGGAACTATCTCTGTTTCTTGGCAGGATGGCTATGAC